TACATAAGTTTGATACTGGTGGTTGGTTAGCTGAAAAATTATTTTATGACAAAAAAAGAAAAAATACTTAAACAATCTCTAGCAATTAGAACATTTCCTATTTCACAAATAAAAGAGATAGTTGATGATTTTAAATTAGACAATCATACAGAGGTTAAAAGATTCTCTTCTAATATTAAAGAGTGGTTAAAACCTGTAATTGACCTATCAGATTTTAAATATGTTTATCCTACAAACGGTGTAACCGAAGGTATCAATTATTGGTACATGCAAGAAAAAAGAAAAGTTATTAGACATGCAGATGATTATGTATGGTTACCAGAAAATAAAGATGGTGATGTTTTATATCTTACATGTCCTACATCAATGGATGGTAATATTTGCGATATACCTACCGATATTCCTGTTGTATTAGATATAGCACATATAGGTTCATGTCCTAGTAGAATCAGAATTAAAGTTACAGACAATATTGAAAAGGTATTTTTTAGTTTAAGTAAATGTTTTGGCTTACGAAACTATCGTATAGGTTATTACTTTTCAAGAGAACCAGATGAACAATTAGAAAGATTAATTAATTCAGCAAAGTATTATAATTATCATTCAATGGCATTAGGTGAAGAGATTATAAAAAAAGTAACACCATTTACAGTAAACAGAAAACTTTTAAAGTATCAACTAAAATTGTGTGATAGTTTAGGTTTACATCCAAGTGATAGTGTATGGTTAGCAACAACAACTGAAAAAGATTATGATAAATTTAAAAAAGGTAATATAAACAGAATTAGTTTATGTGATTTAATAAAAGATGAATATTACAGCAATATCATTTAGTTATAGTGAAGATTCAATGAACCATAGAGGTTTACTATTGATGAATCGTTTTCTAAATTTTAAACATATTATTAAAATGAATTTGCCTATTTGCAATTCTAATAAACCTGATGGTGATATACCTATACAAGTTGAAACATTAGATAAAAAATTAAAAGAAAGTGATGTTTTAGTTTTTGCAATACCTGAATATACAGGTCACTATTCAGTAGGATTTAAAAATCTAATGGATTGGTTAGTTGTTAAAGCATACTATAACGCAGACCTAGGACAAAAATATTCCATATCAAATAAACCCGTATATGTAATAACATTTACACCTTCTAAAAAAGGTGCTGGTGATAGACACTTTGATATGACAAAAGATATATTAACAAAGTTAGGTAGTCAAGTTAAAAATATGTGGGTAAAAAATGATTGCTGGGAAAATTTAACACCTGATAATTTTAAATTTGTAGAAAAAGAATGTAAACAAATATTACGAAAAGATATGGAAGATGAAGTAAGTGGTTGGAAACAAATGTATGATGAGTGGAATAAAAAATGGAAATAAGTGCTTTATATTATTTAAAAGATGGTTACATAAAACCATATGAAATAGACAAAAATAAAAAAATTATAATTTGTGGCATTCCTGGTGCTTTTACTGGTGATTGCACATTTAAACATCTACCAGGTTTTGTAAACAATTTGCAATATTTAAAAGATAAAGGTATTGACAAAGTTATATTTGTTGGTGTCAATGACGCCTATGTAATGCATGAATGGAATAATTTACATGGTCATAAAGATATTGATAGTGTTTCAGACCCTATAGCTAATTTTGCCAAGTCAATAGAAAAAGATATAGATTGGGGTCCTAGTTTTGGTGTTAGAAGCCATAGATATGCCTATCTTATAGAAAATGGTGAGATAGTAAAAGAATTTTTAGACCCATTAATTGAAGGTGTGAAAAAAGAATTATGATAAACAATATAGCAGAATATCTTGATATCAATGTTGATAAAGACATACTATTAAGAATGTATAGTAAAGTGATGATAGATAATAAAAATACATTTGGCAAAACACCTTTTGTAAGTTATTCTTTAGAAGATAATAGAACAGGCAAACCTACAGGTTACGAAAAAGTATTTGAACCTTTATTATCTCAACATAGAAAAGTACACAAAAATTATCAGTTTAGGTCCACAGGTTTTAATACAGCAGATAGTACAGAAAAAGATGTATTTCCTCATACTGATATAGATTTAGATACTGAACATCCGAATGGTTATAATATTGTTATACCTGTATTTGGCAATTCTAATATAATTTATTATGAAACAAAAGATGAAGAAGTTTATTTGCCTGAAAAGAATGCTCATGGTCATGCTTACTACCATGAATTTTATGCTCAAAAAGAAATGGGTCAAGGCACACCTGAATTTGAAAAGTTTTTGAGTGATAGAAAAATAGGACATATTGTTGTTGATAAACCCTTGCTAATAAAAACTGATATAATGCATAGAGTAGTTATTACAAAAGCACCTAGATGTGCTTGGGTAACAAGATGGAATAATATTCCTAAAGATGTAAGTTTTCAAGAATTCAAAAAGAAAGTAGAAAGTATATTATGATAAATCCTGAAAAAGTAGATATACAAATAAAAGATATGTCTAACGAACAAATGTTAAATGTTGCAAACAGTATTCATAAACAAGGTGTTGCTGTTTTTTATAATCAAGAAATGAATGAATCCGAATATATTAAAACAATGAAAAAGTTTGGTGAGTGTGAAGCGCCAGATTTGTTTATGAATCCAAAAGAATATCCTGAAATATTTTTAGTAACAGGTAAAAAAGTAAATGGTAAAAAGATTGGTATGTTCGGTGATACAGAATTAGGTTGGCATTCAAATGGTAATTCAAGACACTTAATTGACAAAATACTTATAGGTTTATATTGTGTAAAAGAGGATATTAATACAACTTTAAGTGTTTGTAATACTCAACAACCATTTGAAGATATGTCGGAAGATGAAAAAGAATATTGGCGTTCTATTACAATCAGATTAAAATTTAAAAATAATACAATATATGATTTAGAAGAGGGCGACCCCGAGTTAGAATTTATGAGTAAGAATAAAGGTAGTATTCGTAAATTAGTAGGAGAACATCCACATACAGGTAAAGAATACTTTTACTTTCCTTATCACTTTATAATTAAAGCATGGGAAGGTAAAAAACAAATAGACCATGATGAAATGATTAATAAGTTAATGCCTAAAATATTTAAATCTCAATATCAATATCATCATATATTTAAAGAGGGTGATTTACTTTTGATGGACCAATTTACAAGTTTACACCGAAGAACACCAGTTATGGATAATAACAGATTATTATGGAGAATAGCAAGTGATTTTAAAACAATCCATACCTTGGCCTAAAATAACCACTAAAACAGGTAAAGTACCTTTAATGAAAGAGTACGCTATGAAAGATATGTGGTATCTTGATACTATACAAGCAAAACCTATTTTTGAAAAACAGGCTGATATTATAATTGAAAATGGTTTTAAAGGTATAGTAGATATAGGTTGCAGACACGGACCAGTAAATGATATATTGCACGAAAAAAATTATCAATTTTATGATTACTATGGATTTGATACATCAATAGAACCTATAGAAGTTGCTCAACATCAATGGGTGCATAAACCAAATATTGAATATAGAGTTGCAGACTGGAGTAAATTAGATAGTGTAAACTTTAAAGTAGATGTTGTAATTTTTAGTGGTGTTTTATTGTATGAGAAAGACCATTATAAAATGTTTAAAGATACTATGCAATTTTATAATTGTAGTAATGGTATTATTCAAGAGCCTTATCATACTCAAAAACATTATGACAATAGATTAGATTTAAAAACTATAACACAAAATATGGAACAATATGATTTTTGGGAAGAACATATTATTGACGCAGAAATATTTTGTGGTAGAAGATTAGTAGCACACGCTAAGTTGTTATGATTGTAAAAAGATATTCTGAAGACCCTAACAAATATTGGCCTATGATTGAAAGATTTAGACTTCAAACATGGAAAGAAGGCAATGATAGTTTATCATATAAAAAATATAATCCAGACAATTCTAATATTGAAACATGGATGTGTTTTAAAGATGATAAGTTAATTTCTATATCAGCAGCTGAAAAATCTCATTATACAAATGACCCAAATATTGCAGTTAGAGTTTGTAGATATCATATTTTAAAAGAACATAGATTTACCCATTGTGGTTTAATTATGGGAGAACACCAAATTAAATGGGCGAGAGAGAAAGGGTTTAAAATCTTATATATCACACATGACATAAAAAATAAAGCGATAAATAACTTATATCAGCGTAGAAAAAAAATGACTGATAAGGCATTTAAAGATTTTATAAATGGTGAATGGTATACAAATTTACAATTAGAAACTAAATTTTTATTTACAACAGGAAAAATGTTACAATATGTTTACAGCATTAGATTACAAGGAGATTATAATTGGCAACCAAAGTCAGATTACATTATAGAAAGAGAACATGATGGACAAATTAAATAAACATAACTTACCGACCGTATCAGAATTAAATCTTGATATAGATTTAGATAAATTAAGAAATGCTACTGATAAATTAGCAGACAAATTTTTAGATGTTGAATCAGCAAATCCAGGATTATGTGATAATCACGCTGAATTAGTTAAAAGTGTTTATGACAATTTTGAACAAATTAATTTAACAACACCTAGTGAAATATTACCACATACTACAAGCATTAAGGAACGATTAAGAAGAAGAGAAGAGCATTTGTATAAAGTTCCTACGCAAGATTATATTGACAGTTATTTTGAGAAAATTGTAACTCAATGTAAAGCGCCTGCTAGTAGAATTAGAATAACTAAATTAGCACCTGGTAAAATGATACCATTTCATGTAGATTATGATGTCAACTATGGTGTGAGATGTATTGTGCCGATTTATGGTAGTGAAAATGTTGTAAATTTATTTAAAAGAAATAATGTATTAGAGGCTTACATCTTAAAAGACGGTACTGCTAACTTCTTAAATATAGGATACAAACACGCAGTAGTTAATATGAGTAATAAACCAAGAATTGCCTTGATGTTTACTTTAGATGGCACGGAAGACATTGCAAAATTGGTATAAAAAGTTCACCAAAACTGTTATAAATAGTATAAAAGGAGAAAATTATGGCTATAGTAATTGACGGAACCGAATATGACGATTCCAAATTTAGTCCTGAATTGAGAAATTACATTACCTCTAGGCAGGAGTTACAAGTAAACAAAACTAGATTGACATTAGAGTTAGAGAAGATTGAAGTATTAACTGAACACTTTAACAAGAAAATCGTAGATTTATTAAAAGAACAAACAAAAGAAATAAAGACAAAATAGATGGCTGCCATTGCAAACTTAACAATAGACCAAGGTGCTACATTTAGTTCAGATGTTACCGTAAAAGACGCTAACGGAAACGCATTTAACCTCACAGGTTATACAGCAAGAGCTAAAATGGCAAAGGGTTATTCTTCAACGAGAACAAGAACCGACTTTACTTGTACTATTGCTGGTGACGCAACAACAGGTGTGGTTGCATTAACACTTACTGCCACACAAACCACAGCTTTAGATGATGGTAGATATGTTTACGATTTAGAGATAGTTCAGACTGGTACTGGAAATGTAACTAGGGTTATTGAGGGTATTATAAATGTAAGACCCAATGTAACGACATAATTCTTATAAATATACGAGAGGGAGAGCAGAATGCCTGATATTACAGCAAAAATAAATGTTAATACATCAGCGGGACCAGAAAAAGTATCAGTAACATTGCCCTCAGCTCAAGCAGCTTCTAATAGTGCTTTACAGTTGAAACTATTAGGTGATGTTGATACAACTACTTTAGATGATGGTGCTTTATTACAGTATAGGTCAAGTGATGGTAAATTTGTTACAAGAACAGAAATTATAACATCAACTGGTACGCTGTTATTTAATTGTGGGAGTTTTTAATAAATGGCAACAATAATTCAAATAAA